GGGTGTTCCTAAAAATAAAATTATACAAGAAAGAGTTCCATATGTAGCAGACAATGCATTAAAAAAATTCGGTAAAGACACAGCAGTAGTTTATGCAGTCGGTAGAAAAGATAGAGGTCGTTTCAATATGGGTAAAAAGAAATCAGGTGGATTAACTTATTACCAAGACTTCAAATCAAATATGAAAAATTTAAAAGGATATGAAACACACGGATATATTTATGAAGCACCACACGTCAAAGTTAGTGGTATATCAAGTGGAACAGAAATTCGTAATTTATTAGGTAGTCCTAAGTTTGATGAAAAGAAAAGACAACAGATATTCAGAAAAACATTTGGATACTTTGATAAATCTACTTACGAAATGATGACATCAAGATTTGGAAAGTTATTTGAATTTTATCAACAACCACAAGTAAAAAAACTAATGAAAGAAGTTAGTGGATTTGGACAACATTTTAACGCAAGTGATATGTCGGACGAGGGTATGTATGATTTTTTTGGTTCATTAGATGATTATTACAGAATATCACCAGAACACGCACAAATTATAGGATATGAATTAATTGACCACCCGATTAAAGATACGGCAGAAATGGCGTTTACCATTATGGCAGACGAATATGAAAAAGACCGTACCAAGACCGTAACACACGGAAGAACAATAAATCAAAATAGAAAAAATACTGATTCAGTTGATAATCCATTTCCTAAATACAAAGAAAGAATGGATAAAACAATAGGTAATTTTGGATTTGAAGTGGTTAAATACTTTGGTGAAGAGTCATTTACTAAGATGAAAGAATCACCATTGTTAGTTAAAAAAGATGTATCAAAGGGTGTTAAACACATTAAAAATATTCAAGAGTCTTTTATGAAAGATGTTCACTTGTTAATAGAGGGTGGAGCATACGGACATATGAATCACCCGTTTGATGATAATAATTTGACGTTTTCAGATTTGAGAAACATAATTATTAATGGATTGGCAGGAAAACTAAATCGTGAAGATAAAGTGTCTGAGAAACTTGACGGACAAAATCTAATGGTAAGTTGGGTAGACGGAAAGTTAAAAGCAGCTAGAAACAAAGGTCATCTGAAAAATGGTGGTAAAACTGCACCAACAACATCAGGTATCGCTAATATGTTTAGTGGTAGAGGACAAATTAAAAAAGCATTTGTCGGAGCGATGAGAGATTTAGAAAAAGCAATAGGTTCATTATCAGAACCACAAAAGAAAAAAGTGTTTGGTAATGGAACTAAATGGATGAATTTAGAGGTTATATATCCACAAACAGCAAATGTAATTGACTATGATGTAGCTGAAATAGTATTTCACGGAACTACCGAATATGATGTAAGTGGTAGAGCAAAAGGATACTCAAAAGAAGGCGCTCGTATGTTACAAGGTATGATACAACAAGTAAATCAAAATATACAAAAGACTTTTAAAATTAGTAAACCTAACTTTTTAAGAATGAATAAAGTTCAAAACTATGCGGCTAAGAAAGGCACATTTTTAAATAAATTAAATAAATTACAATCACAATACGCTTTAAAAAATTCAGATAGATTAGGTCAATATCACGAGGCATTTTGGAAAGAGTATGTGTTCAACGCAGGTAAACAATTCAATGTAAATATTAAACCAGACCAATTTGTTAAGTTGGTTAATCGTTGGGCATTTTTTGATAAGTCTTACAAAATACCACAAATAAGAAAAGACTTTAAAGGTAATCCACAATTTAATAAATGGGTATTAGATACTGACAAGATGAACCACATAAAGATTTTTAAAGACAATATAAAACCATTTGAGATTTTATTCTTCCAAGTCGGTGCAGAAATACTAAAAAATATGTCTGGCTTTTTAGCGGTTTCACCAGACAAAGCAGTTCAAAAAATTAGACAAGATGTGGCAAAAGCATTAAAAGATTTACAAAAACCAGATAATCTGGCAAAGTTAGAAAAATTAAAAATACAAATAGAGAAATTAGAAGCTATTGGTGGGTCAAGTGCAATAGTACCGTCTGAGGGCGTTGTGTTTAAATACAAAGGTAATATATATAAATTTACAGGAGCATTTGCACCAGTCAACCAAATATTAGGTAGTTTAAGATTTTAAGGAGTTATAATGGCAGGATATAGTAAAGACCAAGAAAGACAGAATAAAGCACTCAAAGATTTAATGAGTGGTAAAGAATATGAAAAAGAATATGTTCAAGTAGGATACGAGGGTAAACAAGAAAACCTTGGTGGTAAAACAAGAAAATCAGAACTAACTGATACAATGGCATCAGTAAGAATGCCTTGGTTTTGTCCAAAGTGTGATAAAGCAATGAAGAAACAACTTGATAATAAGTTTTGGAGATTAATGGGTCATTGTTTTGATTGCCAAATAGATTATGAAAACAAACTAAGAATTAAAGGTGAGTTTGACGAGTGGGCACAATCTAAAGTATTAGAGAATCAAAAAGCATATTTAAAAGATTTAGAACAAAGTTTAGATGACTTTGAAAAAACAGGCGGTAAAAAAGAGTGGTTTAATCAAGTAGGTGTAGATAATCCAGAATTAGAAGCTGAAAAGTGGGAAATGGGTGAAAAAGAATTTGAAAAAACCATATCAGACGCAAGAGATTTCATACGAGAAAAAAGAGGACTCGTTGAAGAAGCAGAAGAACAACTAACAGGAGTGAACTAATGAATATCATACAAGCGATATTAAACCTATTCTTTGGTGGAAACAAGAAAAAAGAAGTCAAAGAACTTGATAAACAAATCAAAGTTAAAGACAATGAAGTGAAAGAACTTGAAAAAGAAGTAAAAGTTCTTGAATCAAAGAAACGAGTTAACAAAAAAGAAGTAGCTAAATTAAAAAGAAAAGTTACAACTACTAAAAAACAAATTGAAAAAGCATCAGAAGCAGTCAAAACAGATGACGCTGATGAGGCAGTAAAATTTTTGAAGAAATTTAGTAAGTAATATATATTTATATATATGAGATATTTAATTTACATATTATTAATGGGAGCTTTATACTCTCAAGAAGTTAATGAAACTAAAACCTATACCTTTACTGAGGAAGAAGTTTTAGGATTTACCAATACTATTAAGGAATTAGAACTAAAAGATAGTCTAAATGTTTCTTTGGTAATGGATTTAGAATCACAAATTAAACTTTATGAGGAAACATCAGTCATAGATTCTATGTTGATAGCAAATAAAACTACCCAACTTAATCTACTAAAAGACACCAACAAACTTCTTGAACAAAAAGTAAAACTCGTTCAACCTAAATGGTATGAAAATAAATGGTTATACTTTACATATGGAGTAGTGTTGACTGCTACATCAGTTAGATTGGCAGGTCAAATAGTAGACTAATGGCAGAACAAATAAAAGAAGTAATCAAACAAGAGTATGTAAAATGTGCACAAGACCCTGCATATTTTATGAAAAAGTATTGTATGATACAACACCCGATTCAGGGTAAAATACCTTTTGACTTGTATGATTTCCAAGAAAAAACAATAAACGAATTTCAAGAACAGCGTATGAATGTTATCTTGAAAGCTCGTCAGTTGGGTATTTCAACATTAACAGCTGGATATAGTTTGTGGATGATGACTTTCCAACAAGATAAAAACATCTTGGTAATTGCAACAAAACAAGAGGTAGCAAAAAACTTGGTTACGAAAGTTCGTGTTATGCACGCAAACTTACCGAGTTGGTTGAAACAAAGGTGTGTTGAGGATAACAAATTAAATTTGAGGTATCGTAATGGTTCTCAAATTAAAGCAGTATCATCAGGTCCCGAAGCAGCTCGTTCTGAGGCACTATCATTATTAATATTGGACGAGGCAGCATTCATTGATAAGATTGATGATATATGGACAGCATCACAATCTACACTAACGACTGGTGGTCAATGTATTGCATTATCAACACCAAACGGAGTTGGTAATTGGTTCCACAAAACTTGGGTAGAAGCCGAAGAAGGTCGTGGTTTGTTTAATCCGATTAAATTACATTGGACGGTTCATCCTGAAAGAGACGAAAGTTGGAGAAAAGAACAAGATACTTTACTTGGAATTGGAAGTGCAGCACAAGAATGTGATTGTGACTTCTTAACTTCTGGTACCGGTGTAATTGACGCAACACTATTGGAAAACTTACGAAAAAGAAGTTGTAAGGACCCATTAGAAAAAAGAGGTGTTGATACAAATATGTGGGTTTGGGAACCTGCGGATTACTCAAAAGATTATATTGTATGTGCAGATGTTGGTCGTGGAGATAGTGCAGACTACTCTGCTTTTCACATTATTGAATTAGAAACTCTAACACAAGTCGCAGAGTATAAAGGTAGAATAAATACCAAAGATTTTGGAAATATGTTGGTTTCCATAGCAACAGAATACAACGATGCTCTACTTATAGTAGAGAACAATAATATTGGTTGGGCAACAATCCAACAAATTATAGATAGGGATTATCCTAATCTATTTTATACAAGTAAAGACTT